TACCGGAATTTCAGTGTATTCTCTTTGCTTTTGTTTATCGTTCGCTTCAATTCTATTTACGGTCGACATCACTTTATTCAGCATAGACATAATTACTGAAGCTGAATTTTCTCCGCCATCTTCCTTCATAATAGAATCTATCGCTCGAGCATTATATATCGGATTATCTTTATAATCTTTAGTATAGTCAATTTTACATAACATCGCCTCAAGATTATTTTTTAATTCCTCTGCTCCTAACATGTCGTTACGATAAAAAATTGTTCTTGAATCCTTTATATCAAAAGGTAAGTCCGTCCCTTGTTCGCATATATGTATTACTGGCTTCGCAATTGCGTGGCGCAAACAAAGTTCATACATAACGTTAGGGTTTGTTCCTGTTAAATTTGCCACAACCAAATCGGCATCTAAAATACTGGTAATTACTTGAGTGTTTATCGAACCTGGTTCACTTATCTCATGAGCAGCCTTAATATCTTTAAACCCTGCCTCCTTTAGGCACGGCCTGATAACACTTCGAATGACTCCATTTATATGCCGATAAATTTCGGAATTGCTATTTCCTATCGGAGTGATAATAAAACACGTTTTATCTGCCTGCGGGATATTGTCATTCTTTTCTCTGTCTTTGGTTTCTTCGTTTCCCATTCAACTACCTCCCCTAAAAATTAATACCTATATTGTACATCAATTTTTAGTTTATGAATAGGTTAAAAAGCAGTGACAGTTCACTGTCTCTTCCGCTGCATTACAATCCGGATCGCATGGCATCATGAGCTTATGCCCTTTTGAGGTCACAAACGGCTCCGAGAACAGGATCGTTTTCCCGTTCAGCTCCCGGTGGGTATCTCGCGCCTTATTGATATTCGTGACATGCCAGGTCTTTGTTTTGAACTGGCAGCGCTTCGCCATATCGAAGGATCCTGCCTGAAGACTGGTGTTGCACTCCTGAGCGGCGATTGTCCGGGCTCTGGCGGATGTGGTGTTCATCTCGTTCATGATCTCATCCGAAAGCTCCTGATGACTCTTTCCGGTCTCAAGACCTTCCGTTACGATCCTCGCGATCTGCTCCTTCGTGGTCTTTGTTACCTTGGTAACTCTCTGGCCGCCGCGCAGCCTTGCGGTCGCTGTCAGCTCCGGCCGGTTAATCCCCGGGATCCGGTATGTGTTGATCACATTCTCAGTTCCCTTATCGTAGGTCTCCGCCCAGAGCGGCGTCAGAATGGATTTCAGGATATTTTCTTCCTCTTCCCAATTCAGAAGCCCCGTCACGAATTTCATGGTCAATTCCTGCTGCTCCGTTTTCGGAAGCGCCTGGAACTCTTCCTGTGTAATCCCGATCGCGTCCCAAACGTCACCGTCCGCTGCTTTTTTCGTTCCTTTCAGAGACTTCCGGATGTGATCCGCCTGATCCTTGAAGTAGCGCTTCATGCTCTGCTCGAACTTCCGCTCCTGGGTTTTCCGGACCTGTTCAAGACTTCGCCCAGCTGCCTTGATCCGCCTGGCTTTAATCTCCGCGGCACGCTGAAGGATCTTGTCCTCTTCCTGATCCGTCAGATCTGTTGGATCGATCTCGATCTGATTCCGTCCTTCATCTAACGGCGGATCTCCTTCCGCAAACTGCAAATTCGCAGATGCAGAGCTTACCTCCACCGGATCCTCCGTCTCATCCAGGAACAGATCTGCGAAGTTCATCTTGTAAATGTCCCCGTTCTTCGCCGGTTCCATCCCAAGCTTCTCCCGCGCCTCGTTTTTTGTCAGCAGTCCGTTGTTCCAACCGTCCAGCGCCACCGCTTTCTCGAATTCCTGGTCATGCGGAATGATGTCATCAAATTCCCATTCCAGGTCCTCGCCGTACGCCGGAAGGAGCTGCCGGTTAATGGCATCCTGCCGGTTCTTCAGTTTTGGCGTCAGCACGTTCTTCGCATAGATGTACTGTGCCGCGTCTGCCGTGGCACGGTTGCTGTTCTGCGTGATGCCCATGATCTCGCGAGGAACCCCAAAATGTTCCAGAACAGCATCACGGGTGAAGGTCCGGCCATTGATCATGTCCATGTCCTTCATGTTATCTGCCAGCTTTGTCACTGCGGCCGGGCTTCCAGGCGGACCTCCGATGGTGATCGGTCTGTGGCTCTTATTTGGTCCCCGCAGCCGCTCGTCCCACTTCGCAAGGAACCTCGTCTGCTGGTCATCGTTGGCACCCGGCATGGAAATGACAATGCCCGGCGTCGCGTCATTGTAGAAAAACTTCTTCTGGAACTTCGCCGCATACTCGTCTGTCTCCACTTCATCCGCGAGAGCTTCTGCCTGTCCCAGGCCGCGCCGGTACGGATCCAGCGGCTTCAGGTCTCTCATAACGAACATGTCATCTACAGACACATTCATCATGTAGCCATCTGTTGTCCGCACCTGGTAGAACGGATTACCCTGATATGGCGTCATCTGCACCCAGTGCGTCGGAACCGGCCACAGCTCCGCCGGAGTGCCATCGGAATACCGTTCAATGATAAAATATCCTTCGCCCTTGAGCATCAGGAAGATCGCCTGTAGTCTCCAGATCGCGGAGGAAGTCATCTCGTACAGCGGATTCGGCTGATCCATGAAATCCAGGAACGGATGGGATGTTACCTCCTGCCGTTCCCCGTCCTCGCCGATCCGGTAAAGCTTACCCGGAATGTACGACAGATCTGACGCAATCTTGTCAACGACCGACAGCCGGGGATTCTCCCCGAAGCTCTGCAGCCACTCTGACGAGTTCCGGTCCGGAGGTGTTGTCCATCTCGGATACATTCTTTCTGTGCCGCCCTGAAAACGGCTGCGTTTAAACAAATCTAATAATCCCATATCTATCACCAGTTTACTGTCCACTCGATCGGATCATAAAGAGCAAGAGCCAGAGCGTCCGCCATGTCCGGGGATTTTAGTCCCCGCTTTTTCATGGCTTCCTTCCGCTCCAGCTCGATTTTTCCGTCCTTGTTGACGATGTATTTTCGGTTACTCAATTGCGTCATCAGCGTGTCATCTTCCGGGATCTGCAGTAATCCGTCCTTCAATTTCTGTCGGACGGCTCCCCACATTAAGCCGGTGCTGTTGACATACTCGATCGGATCGTCATCATCGACCTTGCCTCCGGCGCCGCCGAAATGACACTCCACGATGTGAAGATCCATTTCCGGAACGTCCTGACAATCCCGCCATTGGTTCCCGTCTTTCGGATCCAGTCCTGCTTCCCGGCATCGATCCTCCCACACCGCCTGCACGATTCTTTCCTTCTGCTCATCCAGGTTGTCATATACGCCAACACCCAGCCCGTCGCAGTCCACTTTCACGTGGATGGATGCTTCCGGATAGGCTGCCGCATACCGTTTGATCATCTGCACCGCATACCCGGAGATCTCCGTGGTTTTGTTATGATTGTGCATCTCGATCTCTCCGGATTTCTGCTTATCAAACACCACATACAGAACGGAACTGTCATCGCCATACCGCGCCACATCGATACCAATGTCGATCCGGAGCTTCGCGGTCTCGATCTCCAGCTGTGTTGCCTTCTCACACCACTCCATGGCGATCAGGGAATCCGGCGTGCTCTTCGGGAACTCTCCTGCTACACGGACACGGAAGACGTCTGAGTCCTCTCCGAACATTTTGATGATCTTCTCAACGAACTGTTTGGATACGTGGGCGCTGTCCCGACCGTCGATGTGGATTGCGCTGTACTCTCCGCGTGACTTGTGATGCGAATCATAGAAAAATCCAGACAGCCTTGTCGGGTTTCCCATCATGAGAAGTTTTGCGTCCTCCCCGGTCATTGCGCCGAGTACCGGCTCGAAGACTTTGTCCGAAACACCGGATGCCTCATCGATGATATACAGGACATGCTCTGAATGGAATCCCTGCAGAGCTTCCGGGTTTGTTGCCGTCCGTGGGACCGCAAACCATTCTTCCGGATGCCCCCGCATATAAAGCTTCTCATTCGTCCAGATCAGCTCATCTTTAAATGCCGGATTGTTTCTCATCCATTTGCTGATCTCCGCCCACAGGACGTCCATGAGCTGATGCTCCGTAGGCGCCGTGCACGGGATCTTCGGAAACGGGCGAGTGCAGATGAACCACAGCACTGACCAGGCTTCCACGGCGCTCTTTCCAACTCCGTGCCCCGATCGGACCGAGGTCATGGGATAATCCCGAAGACTCCGCAGAATGTCACGTTGCTTTTCGTCCGGAATTGCTTTTATGATATCCTCCACAAAATAGATCGGCTCATTTGCATAGAACCGGATCGCATCACTACTCAGTGCTGGCATTCTCCTCATCTCCCTTCATTTCCTTCTGTCTGCGCTCATACGCACCGATGATAGTCTCGGCAAGCTTCTGCTGGTTTCCGGTTCCCATCGCCATATGATCCGCCAGCCACTCCATGGCCTTCATCGCATCATACAGTTCAATGCTGGCACCGTCTTTCCCCATTTTGACCTTCTTGATCACGCGGCCGTCCACCTGACCGGATTCACGGAAATCCACATAGTTGACTTCACGCATGACCGGCGCTCCCGTCTTCTTATCCGTGATCGGACCGAAGGCTCCCATCGCCTGAATCTCTTTCCTGCCGAACGTCACGAAATCCGTAATGCTGGCAGTCGCGATATCCAGATACCACTGGAAGACATCATGCTCATCGAACAGCTGGCTTTCAAAGCGCTCTTTTTTCAGACGCTGGATCTCCGCCTTCACTCTGTCATTTCTCAGCAGCCGGAAGCTGTTGGTCATAGCTGATTCATAGCTGCACCCATACGCCTTCATGTATGACTGCGTAGCGTTCAGCGTCTTCGCATAAAGAATGCAAAAAAGCTGCTGCTCCGCGGTCAGTTCCGTGTTCTCCATCACAGACTCGACTGTCTTCGCATCAGCTTTCGCAACGTTGCGTTTTTCTTTTTTGCAACGCTGCACTTTTTTCTGCAGCGTTGCACTCTCAGATTTATCCCATCGATACCGGCTTTTCCAGCTTCGGACTGTTCCCGCCGAGACCTTCAGGATCTCTGCGATTTCAACCAGGCTCTTCCCGGAATCGAATAATTCCTTCGCCTTCACAACCTGTTCATTCGGACTTCTGGCCAACCACCTCACCTTCCAATCGCATAAAACTAAAAAAGGCACCTCATCTCGGGTGCCGCAAAATCTATTCTAATCATATCACAGGTAACTACTGCAAAACAATGCAAACATGAACCACTTTTATGTAGAAATCGCACACTTTTATGTGCTTTTTGCTTGATAAGCACATATTTATGTGCTATAATTATATTATCAAAAGGAAAGGAGGTAACCGAATGGGAAAGAAAAAGAGGAAAAAGCAAGAACGCCTCATCAATCTGATGATCGAAGCTGTGGCGGCCACCGCAGCATTGATCTTATCCATAGCAGAATTGATAAAGGCGCTCAAGTAAGAACAGGGGAGAGAAATCTCCCCTCCTCAAAATCATCTTACCACATTCGGTTGAAAATGTAAAATGAGAATCCGCTTTCATACGTTATTCCTGTTGTTTTCCGTGCTTTTCGCAATCGGATCCGGCTGGTCCATCGTGTCCTGCCTCTTCACGATCTGCGCGTCGGTGTTCGTCCTTGCCGACGTAATTCCAAAAATCTGGAGGTATTATCATGCGTCTAAAAGAAATCCGTAAAGCCCGGAAGCTCTCCGTTCCGTCACTCGCAGAATTATCTGGAGTCCCTCGCCGCACAATCCAGGAACTGGAGGTCCGGAACGACGGCCGGGTCTCCACGATGATCAAACTGGCTGATGCCCTCGGTGTCTCCCTGGATGAACTCTGCCGGGATCCGGATAACTCAGATGATGGGGAACCCGTTTAGGTTCCCCATTGTTTATACTAAGGCTATCGCTATTGCCATCATACCAAAATATATCATATGCGGTATATCCTGTTTATCCGCATAGTGGCCGGCTAAAAACCAGCAACCAAACATAATTATAAATCTCACGGTTCTCGGATTCATCTGCTCACCACCGATCTCCATTCTCATCAACCAGCACCACTTTACCAAGGATCTTCAGATGAAAAATAATTCCCATCGCTTTGAGCATCCGCCGGAACTGGATCACGTTCTCCGGCTCCCGCTTGGCAGCCCGGATCACGCTTCCTGGCGTTTTATCTATGTATCCTTTACCATTTCTGTACCGTTTAGTCTTCTTCATTCTCCGTTCCCTCTCTTAAACATTCCCAGCTTTTCTCCAAGATAGATGCAGCCTGTTACAATTCTCTCAAGTTCCTTACCCTGCACATCGACCATGTTGAAGATGAGATTGCAGCTGCCGTCCTCATTTTCCCTCATCTCACAGAAAAATCCTTTTTCTACGGTTTTGCTTGTCCCATCCTCATAATTGATTATAAAGTTCTTGATATCCTTATCTTTTTTATCGCTCATGATATCCTCCAGTTTTTATTTCTACTCATTTAGCAATATTCTCTTAGCATCAGCGACATATCTCCAATCCTGATAGCATGTCGGATGGCCAAAGCTATCGTCCTCATACATTTGATTTATTGGAAAACCCATTTGTCCTTCTACCCCTTTCGCCTCAAGCTGCTTATACCGTGCCTCAGATCCATAAATGTACCACTCCATGACATCTGCTGCTGTTTTCCATTTATCAAAATGACGTCCTTCCAGCATATGCTTAAATGCCAAATAATAGGCATTCTCGAATTTCGGCCAACGTCTGAACTCTTTGATAATCTGCTTACTTGATGTAAGGGGACACCCAATACAACCAAGGCGTGTAAATCCCTCATCATATGTACAACAGTACGGAATATGATTATCATCTATAACGGCCCACACCTGCTCTTCAGTCCAATCTATGATCGGATTGAAGAAACCCACGTTTGCATCTAATCTGCAGATTTCATACTTTCTTCTACTGGCCCGCTTAAGGCTTTCTTTTTGCCTCACTCCTGTGCATGTCACAGCGTTTTTGGAACAAGTGTTTCGTTCCTTAAATTCCCGGCAGCAATACCTACACATCCTTGTCGGCGGAAATCCCTTTTTAATGATGAGCGGAAACATCCCAATTCTGGGCATATCCCATAGTACATCTTTATGATACTTCCTTACAAAGTCTAAGGCCTCCGGTGGATCTACGGTTGTAGGGCTGAATCTCGCTGTGTACTCGATTCCAGCTTGATCAAACAGCCATTTAAGGACGACGCTATCCTTTCCTCCTGAGAATCGAACACATAGGTGAATCCCATTTCGAGCGAACCGCTGGATCTCTTTGATAGCTTGTCCTACATAATCACCATATACTGGCAATTCAACTTGTCCTCTCATCCTACTCTTTGATTTTCACTCCTGTCTTCCAGTCTAACCTCTGTCCGCATACGCAACAGTAACCCATTATTTTATTTATGCGTTGTTCCCATCCAAGTTTTACTGAGCATACCGGACAAGAACACCAGTTGTCCTTAAAATCACTACTATACATTCTTACCGGCCTTATTCCAGCCTGCCTCTTAAGCGCTTTTTCAGCGATATCCAATCCTTTAAAGAATTTCGCCACTCTTGTTGCTTGCCCGCTTATTTCAAGACCACGATCCAGTTTCAAGGCCTGTAACGCTTCACTCTCTGTCATATGCCCTCCTTTACTTTTCCGGCATCTCATACACCCTTGGGATATTGAAAACCGCCGGTTGCACATACATTCCTCCACGGATCAGCGCGAGCCCACCTTCAAGTTTTAAATACATTCCACACTTACGCTGAATCTCATCCAGGACCTCAATACAACGCTCTACGCTTTCATACTTTCCCAAATCATATATTTCTGAGCCTGTTTTGTAATAAATCAAGCAGCATTCTTCAGGCTCCTCTGTGCCGACTACAAATAATTTTGCTTTACGACATTCTAAGATGCCACTATCGAATGTCAAAAGTTTCTCTTTATTCTGGCTACGAATATATACTTCACTCATTTTTTTTACTCCTCCTCGTCCGAATTCATCGGGCAACCCGGACATCTACATACCAGATTGCCCTCCTTGTCCTCATAATAGTTATCGCCGTATCCCGTACATTCATAGCAATAATCATCGTCCATAATATTTACAGCTGCTCCTTTATCGTACCATAACGCTTTTTCTTCGCATTCCACTCGACAGCAACCGGCGCCCCACAGGAAATGCAGTTCACATCAATCATCGGATCCTCAATATTGGTGCGGTAATAGGATCTCTGCCCGCACTCACAATTTGCATATAACGGCTTCAAGTCATGGAGATCTGCTTTATGACCGCACTCACATTTATGGCATGTAACAGGATAATTACTGCAGTACGCCCGTATCTTTCCACAATGTTCGCAACGGATCAGGAGGAATCCTCTATACTGCTCTGACTCGTTTTCTGAGAGGCTATTAACAAGTCCTGACATAGCGTTTTTAAAATTATGCTGCGCTTCTTCCGCTACCCTGACCAGCGGCGAGAACGGACTCCGCTCCTCGGGTTCATCCTTCATGTTCACATCTTCCCGGACGATCTTCGCTGGAGGCTTTTCGGCTTCTTCTTTTCCTGTTTGTGACTCCGGCGCTCCTGTCTGCAGCAGGAGTCTTTCTGCCAATCCACGATAAATACCCATTGCCTTTTTGTCGGACACTTCCACGTTCAAAGATGCGCCCTGCATCGATAACCGAATTTTCATGATGCTTCCTCCGTTTCCTTCTTCCATTCCTCAGGGACCTGCAACTTATGCAGGGCGCGGCCGTGAATGTAATAAACAGATCTCACAGAATATCCCAGTCCATCGGCGATCCGTTCCCATCCCCATCCAAGGAGATACTTTTTCGTGAGAACGTACCGTTCGATTCCTTCCTGAACTTCACCGATCGCTCTGTTGATCAACACGGCGGCCTGCACCAGCTGATACCGTTCCTGATTCATTTCTCTTATCAGTTCATCGAGTTTTGCTGCATAATCCGACAGATCAGACCCAGCATGTGCGTGCGGCATTCCATCTCCGATCCCGCAGGAGACACCCATCTTAGCTGCTCTTAAATCTGCAATCTGATCGGACAGGACTGCAACATTCCTTTTGATTCTCCGGTATGACCGGAGAAATGATTTCTTGAATTCGTTTTCTGCTCTACGCTGATCCATCGTCTATCCCCTACCTTCCTGCTTTATATGGCTCCGGACGTTCGGCCCAGGCCGTCAGCTCCGCAACCGGATAACTTAAATCTTCGACTATCGAGCCTGTTTCCGCTACCTGGCATATCAGTCCGTCATCCGGGTCGATATACTGCCACCCGCTGGATGCCTGATATCTTGCCAATGCAACAATATCGTGTTCCGGATGCTCATCCATGTCTACGGGCAAAACCCATCCGACGCCATAGTCACTGATCCAGCGGTGGATCTTTATGGTCGCATACACCCATTTATCAGCTTCTGGCCTTTTCTCAGTTGCCGGGATCCAAAAGCCTTCCGTTTTCATTCGGTCGATCTCTGCAGACAGCTCCGCAACTTTCTTCAGCATGCCTTTTGCTGTTACCTGCATGTCATCGTCCATGCTTTTGATTTCGTCCGGGCTTTTTCCTGCATCCTCATAGTCCTTCAGTTTCATCAATGCCCCGTAGATCTTCCTCCAGGTTCTCTCCGTAAGTACCACTCCGGGCTTCAGCTCGGACCATGGGACATCCCGCAGACACCAGCTGCCACTATCTGTCTTTTCTGTCAATCTCACTGTTTACGCCTCCCAGCTGCTTTCGTACACTTTCATGCATACAAATACATGTATTACAAACATTAAGTTCCTCCCAGCTGCACTTATCACAGTTAGGGATTCTAGGAATTTTTCCCTTTCCGGTTTTCCGTCGGCACTCTGCATAATCCCTCTCCATCTCCTCCGACACATGGATCCTGATCTCGACATGCGGTGCCGGAAATAACTTAATCTTCTTCATGCATCTGCCTCCCTGTCCTCATACATTCATGGTGAATATGCAGCGTAGTGTGACGTCTCGTCTGGATGATCACATGATCTCCGGAAATCTCCTTTCCACACACACTGCAGATAAACTGCTCCTTCGGCGTATCGTTATTCTTCTTCATCGTCATCCTCCGTATTGCCGTTCATGATATCTGCCCAGAGAACACTTTCGCATACGCCGCTCTGAAGGCGTACATGAACAAAGTTGCGGAAAATGCCGATCACGGTTCCTTTTCTCCAGACACCGGACTTGCCGCTCATGCCCTCATCGACACTGCAGCATTTATTTGTTTTCACATTGACCGTATCGCCGATCTTTACCTGTCTCTGAATCTCCTCAATCCATTTCGGTGATACATTTCCCTGATCTTTCTGCCTGTGGTTTTCCACCGCTGCCCCTGTATTGATCTTAGTTTTTGTCATCTCGACTCTTCCTCCAATAAGCTGAACGCCGCCAGCATCAGCCGCGCGCAGATGGTTGAATTGTGATTTTTCCGAAGGATATCCGCAAAATCATCGGTTGCTGCTTTCCACATTCCAGGCTCCACTGGATGCCCATGATATTTCCGATAGAAAACGTACGAATCGCACCACGCTGCTTTCGCTTCTGCTGCCTGTTCTTCACGCTTTGTCATAAAATACATCCTGCCTTTCTGTAATGGGTCTTTCTCCGCTTGAACTGATTCTGGCAGAACTGAATATCATCCACATAGTCAAAGCAGATCGCGTCCTGTTTTCCATCGAAGGTCCGCGCGATCCGGCCGACAGACTGGGTGACCACCGCATAATCTTTCTTCGGTGTCACAAGATACAACCGGTCAAGACGCGGGATGTCCAATCCTTCTTTTGCGAGACCGTACGAAGCGAAGAGGAAATGCTTTTTCCCGTTCCGCATATTCTCAATGGCCTGCTCTCTCGCCAGGCGTCCGCTCTTACTCTGCATCTTCCCATCGATCATCACCGCCTGCATCTGGAGATCTTCCGGCAGCAGGTCCATAAGATTCTTCAGATGTTCCAGCCGATCAGAGAGAACCAGATTAAAATGTTCTGCATTGTCTTTCAGATCCTTCACAATCTGATCATTCCGCTCTGAGCAGTTGATCAGATACGGGATCAGCTTCGAATACTCCAGTGTCCCGTCCGTATCCAGCACGCACCGATTGACCTTTACTCCCGTGCTCCTTTCACAGATCCGGACCTTCATGGTCTTGTCCGCAACCGCCTCATCCGGCACCCGGTACACCACTGGTCCAAGAACGGCAAATGTGCTTCTGATCATCCCATCCGACCGGTGTACTGTGGCGGATAACCCATACTTGTGTCTCGCTGCCAAGCTGTTCAAGATCTTATAAAACATCGTGACCTGCGTCGGCGTCCCTGCAAGCCGGTGACACTCATCCACGATGACGGTATCCCATACATATTCGTATCTGGAAAGATCCAGCTTGCAAAGCGTCTGAGCTGTCGCGAAAGTCATATGGCTGCCGATCATCACCTTCCCAGCTGTGATCTTTCCCAGGGTGCTCTTCGGGAAGTACTGTGCTGCACGCTCATAAGACTGATTTAGAAGGTCTTGGGTATGTGTGACCCATAAGGTCTTCCCGCTAAGTTCCGCGGCCAGCGCAATTCCCATCTGTGTTTTTCCAGATCCACAAGGTGCCTGAAGGATCCCGCAGCTCTGTTCCTTCATCGCAGCCACCGCCGGTCTCTGGTAGTCATACAGCGGCAGCTCTCCATCGTACTGAACATGTGCCGGGTCTGCAAGATGGATCTCAATCGGATCCTGCTCCGTTAAAAACTTCCGGATCTCCTTCCCGGTCCCGGTCGGAACCACCAGATCCTGACCATCGACCCGGAACAGCCACAGGTATTCCGGCGTCTTTCCGGTCCAGAGTCCCCGGCGCATCCGGTCATCATACTCCGGATTCCGGATCACAAGATTCTCATCACACCACTTTTTAAGCTGTGGAGTCGGATTTTTGATGCGGATCTCAGCGCCAATCTGTATGATCAATTATCCCATCTCCTGTCTCTGAATCGTTTAATTCCTGAAGCCAGTCATTCAGCGTTCTACCGTATCGTGTCATAGCCGCGCGTGGAATCGACCGGACTCCCCTGTCCTGTAAATCTTTCAAAACCTGATAGTCAACCAGAAAGATCACTTCCGGATCATATCTGACTGCAAACATCCCGCGGCTGTTTCCAGTCAGGTGAAACAAATACATTGCATTGTGCTGGTTCTCCTCCACCCTGCTTAACCGGAATGCTCCAGTGCAGTCTTTGCAGTCAAAAAGATATGTTTTTCCGTTCCTGGCTGCGATCACATCACAAGGCTGCCCGTTTTTATTGTCCTGGAAGCGATGCACCCAGAACCGGTTCTTTGCCAGTTTCCCGGCAAATTCACGCTCAAACATTGTGCCTGCTGATTTATTGCTCATTTTCATTGTTTTCATCCCCTCATAGCTGCGGTCTTACCATTTTCCGGAAATGTCTTTCCTGAATCTTACCTGAAAAATGCCCGCAAGCCCTTATTTTACTTAGGGTCTTACTGTCTTACCTAAAAACCCGGATAATAAGTCTATATTTTTATAAGAGAAAAAATAATGACGTTTTTTTCCTCGCGTCACGAGACTATATAACAGGTAAGACCGGTAAGACAGGTAAGACCTTATTAAAAAAGCCAGTATTTATGCGGCTTCAAGGGTCTTACCAAGGTCTTACCTTTTAGAAATCAGGTAAGACCTTTTAGTCAAAAGGCAGTGTCTCCTGCTCGTAATTTTCGACCTGCACAAACCCATCTTTGTCCGTTGTATCGTCATCCTCTGGTAGGTTGAATTTGATGTAGCTCGATTTGATTCCATATACCTTCGTCTGATGCACCATCTTCCCTTGCGAATTGCGCACCAGATAACCTTTCTCTGCCCATTTTCGGCTTACTGCCGTATAGTCAAATCCATTCTGATCCAGGAAGCTTAAAAGTACATCACGGTTCACGATCAGCTTCCCGCCATCGATCTTTCCCCAGACCTCGCCCTTATTCAGCGAGTTTTCGGCTTTCGGATCTTCAAAACGGATCTGGTACTTTGCAACCCAGTTCAACACCTGCTGATACGCGCTCTCAGCAATATCCACGTCAAACGCACTCTGCAGGTACTGCTTTACCTGAACAATCTGCAGCGGCTGCTCTGCCGTAAAAAAGAGCTTCACCGCAATCTCATCTGCCAACAGCATGCAGGCCATAGCCATGGCCTGCTTATCCGTAGTGTCCAGCTTACAGAGTTCCTCAAAGATTTCTCTGTAACGGTCCATGATTTTGCAGGTTTCTGTCTTCTGTATGTACTCCACAAACTTTCTTCCGGCAAAGCCATAATTCTCCTGCACCATGCTGCTCACATAATGGCCGTCTGTCACCAGTGGACCGTCTATTGCGATCTCGATAACACGGTTTTTTGAACCACCTCCGGAGTTCACCTTCGTGATCGGTTCCTCGCCGGTAAAGATAAAACTGTTCTTCCAGGTCTTGGTATCCTCTACACCGCCATAAGCCTTCGCGCGGCCGCGATCCACGCCCTCTGTGATCTGGTAGATCAGCTGGTCAAAATTCCCCTGCCATTTGTCCTTGATGGTCTGCAGTTCATCTCCCGCAAAAGGGATGCTGCATAAAAAAGCTGCATTACGCATAATGGCATTCCTGGTCATGTTCATGGTCTTTACCAGACCGCCCATCCGCGGGTTCCCCCAGATGGACATTGCCACCATAAGCGCCACCGTCTTTCCTGTTCCGGTCGTTCCCCACAAGTGCAGCACAAACGGCAGTACCTTAAGCGGCTCCAGAAGCACAGAAGCGAAGCTTGCTGCCATCATCATGCGCAGGGGTATATTCTTCCTGAGATCACTGCAAAGCTTCTTCCAGACGTCAAAATCGCCCTTTTCAGACACATTTTTAAAGATCGCCTCGAAATCCATTCCACCCTCGTACCGGATATCTTTCTCATACGGGGTAAAGGCTGCACCGACCCATCCCAAACGGTTAATGGATTTCTTCGGTTCCAGAGCGACAGGATTATAACCTACGCAGTCACTGATATAACGCACCAGACTCTTCGCATTGTCGGAAGTAACCTCAATGCCATATTGAGACAGCACGTCCACAATTTTGTTGGTATTGGCGCAAACAGACCGGTCTACCGTAATATGCTGCCAATACGCTGACTTGAAGTAGGCAAGCGTGATCCTTTCCTCCGATGTATCCACGTTCTTAAGGATCTCGATCGGCATAATCGGATGACTGCACGCAATCACCGGAATCGGCTGCATATTCTTATCGTACCGGATCGTTTTCACGCCCATATCGGTAGCGCTCCATTCTGCACAGATCAGTTCCAGCGGCTGATCGGTAAAAGCCGTTTTGTTGCCGGTCTGGCGCATCCGCTGAATATAGTCAAGCTGGAACTGCTTCAACAAATTGTTAAACTCCGTGCTGCGCTTTAAGACCTTGGCCTCGTTCCGCAATGCCTCAATATACTTCTGCCGTTCCACATTGTCCTCAATCTCAAAGATCCGGTAAAAGATTTCATCCGGAAATGGATTCTGCCGCTCCAGCTTAGCTATACCAGTCAGTAACTCTTCGTTCGACTTTTCCAATTTCACTCACCGCCTTCTTGTCTGCGTATACCTGTTCCGGACACTGCTCCAGACATTCAAGCAGGTAGTCCACATACGATAAATTGCCCAGCCCCTCCCAGAAATGCCTGTCCTGCGTTCTGACCGCCTCGCACAGGAGACTTCGGTACACCATTAGCCATTTCCTCGCATATCGGATAAACTCGTCTTTCTCGCGCCTGCAGCGCTTCTTTTTCTCTGCTTCACGTTTCTCCCGATATGAGACCGGCTCCTCAATGGGAATCCCAAAGGCCTGCGCCAGCTCCTTAGCTGCATCATAATTATTTACGCCGAGGTATCTTGCCACAAACTTGACCTGATCCCCACCGGATCCACATGCAAAACAGTAATATCCTTTTCCATCCGGATAGATCTTCATGGATGGATGCTGGTCCTTATGGAACGGGCACAGGCATTTATCCTTTATGACACGCAGGCCGCAATACTCTACGGCCTGCTGCATCGTTACTGATTCCTTAACTTTCCGGTACAGTTCCGGATCATAAGAACGGGATTCCCTCATCTCCGGCTCCTTCCGGAATATTCATAAAACCATTGCCGTCCACCATAGACGGCGGCGCCGCATTTGCCTGTGCCTGCTGGCTTCCGGCTCCCGGTCCTTCCGGAAGAAGCTCGTCCTCCGGAACCTCTGCCTCTGAAAGTCCTGCCAGACTGCGGATCTGCCACAGCTCCGTAACGATCGGACGGTTTCCGTTCTCGGCTTCATACTGTCTGCGACGGAAGATTCCACCAAATTTCTTACCGTTCAGCGTTTTCTCGTTGTCCTCTCTGTCCCACTGGAACGTAAAGTTGTTTGAACGTTCGATTGAGGTAATAATACCCTTAAACCAGGAAAGTCCCTTGCCTTCCATGTTCTGTTTAAACACGCCACGCCACTTCGCTCCGGAAGGATTCTGTGATTTGTCATTATCAAACATCTTCTGGTAGAAGCCCTTCTGATCACCCTCTGCAATGTCATACAGAATTACAAACTGCTCGTTTCCGTTCTTGGACTTCTGTGTCGCAACCCGCTTGATCACGCACACATACTTTCCTTTCGGCAGCTGCTGGAACTCCCCAGTATAAGCTGCCGCCTCATCATATCCTGTTGGTTTCTTAATCATTCCTGCTTGTCCTCCTTGGCTTTATACTTCTCCCATCCATAGAAATCACGGATGGTGTCATCCACTAACTTCAAGTTATTTTCGATTTCCGGGCTCTCAAACATATCCTCCGGCGTCTTCGTGATATCGGATCCATCCGTAACTGTCCGGAAGAAATGCGTCCCGTTCTCGCTCATGCAGCGGATGCAGATCGTCACCATGCCCTCCAGACAAACCTTGCGGTCCAGCTGCTTTCCGATGGTTCTAAGACGGGAAACACCAAAGTCATCGGTGTCCTCATGAAAGATGATATATACGATTTTTTCCGGATCCTTTACCTCATCCTTGATCCTCTTGACAAGACCATACATGGCATCTGCAATATCGTCATACATCTCAAAAGATGCATTGCCTTTTTTATTCCGGTGTTGGGACATGAACAGGTGCGTCATAATATACCCGGCGTCATCGATCACGAAGACTTTCTCCGGATTCTGATTGATCGTTGCGATGATCTTTCCAATGTCATCGCTGGCTCCCATTTTCCGGAAACGCTTGCGGAACGGCAGCGCCTTTCTTTCCGTGTTAAACAGTACAACTTCATCCTCTGCGAAGAACTTTAAGCTCCGGCTCTTTCCGCTTCCGGACTTTCCATAGATCAAAACTGGTAATCCCATAACTCCTCCTCTAATACGGAATGACTTCTTCTCTTTCGTTGAAGAAATCCAACGATTCTAACAATGGTAAAAATTCATTTCTTGTCTTTTCCGGCATTGGCTCTGCGGCCACCCAGTAGATCATCATATCGTTTTTGAAATAGAGGACCGTACCGTTTCTGACACTCGGATTCGGCGGCATCAGCTCGCCTTCCGTTTTGTCCAGGTCACTGGGGGAAATCATCGGTTCCACATGCCGGCGCTCGATTGCGATGCATGCATGTGTCTGCTTGACCTGATAGAATGCATATTCGTGCGCAAACAACCGTACATTTACGCCGGTTTTAACTGCCACATCCTTCGCGGCCATCCATTCATCGTACGGATCCACCGGGTCCAGATCCGGCGCCTGCTTAAGCCCATGCTCATCGATGTTGTACAGATACGCCTCGCCCTCTTCCGGGAGATCTCCGATCAGCTCGATCACGGCTGCCTTAAACTTGTTTGAGAGATACTGCAGCTCTGTGGCAACGCCCCATTTTTCCGTGTATACCAGGAACCACTCTCCTGTATTACCCACGATCAGTCCGGAGCTCTTCAGGGCATCTTTCATAATTTTTTTCAATTCACCGATTTTCAGAAACATCGTCGTTTCCCTCCTCGTACTTTCTCTTATAAGCATCAATGCCGTACCGGATATACTCCAGAACGATATCCATCTCGTCAAAGGATAAATGCCATACGCCTGTTGTCATAATCTTGACCGCCTTCGCTGCAACTTCCATAAGCAGCTGCATGCGAAACGGTCCAATACCCTCCCGGTCCATCAGCGGATCCTCAGGCTTTCACCACGCGGCTCCAGATGTGCCCACTCAACCGGCTGCTCTTCCAGGAGTTTCCGGATCTTCATGTTATCCGGAATCGGCGGCTGCTGAATCAGGTAACGGCCCGGGATATCCTCCAGCTCTCCAGTGATTACCAGAGGTTCCAGCCCGCCATTCTTCTGAATGTTGAAGGAGAACAGTTCCGTTTTGAACTTTATCTTGCCGGTATAACGCATGTTAGCTTCCAGGGTATCCTTCAGCCACTTCTGTCTCTCCTCCAGGGATTTTCTCCTGCTGGAAAGTCTCTGCTCTTCGTCCTTCATCGCCTTAATGCTGGCGTCCATTGTGCGAATAATCTTCGCATAGTTATCTGCCTTATCCTCAAAGTCCATGTTGATCATCTCTAAAGTGTCCTGTACAGTTTCCAGATCAACCGTATCATCGTAGAGCATGTCCTCCATTGTCACGAGCTGCTCCGAGATCTCGTATAATTTAAGTCCACTCATTCCTTTTCTCCCTTCAGCTCTGCCATTATTTCATCTGTAATCGTACACGCACTCTCCTTAAGTGCCTGGTTGACCGCATCATTCATACGCTTGGCAAGCTCCGCCATTGCCGCAGTATAGTCAAGCTTGGTTTTATACACCGATCCAAAGGTACTGACAATCCATTTCGCGACATTATTCGGGAGATCCTGCACGCATGTATTTCCTGTTCCGATCGCGCACGCTTTATAAGTTGTGCTGTCCTCAGTTTTCTCTTCTTTTGTAAGCATAAGCCCCATAAAGAACTCGCCTGTAATCTCATCCTTGTTTTTGTCGTTCTCAATCGTTACTTTTACCATCTTGATTTTCTCCTCTTTCTCCTCTAAAATAGAGGTGTAAACTTTTTTACATATGGTCCCCTCGGAGTTGCCGCTCCGCTATGGGGATCTTTTTAAATTAAAATCCCGAATTTTACAACCATACAGCCGAGGACATACACCATTCCCAGACTTGCCAGGCCGCCGATCACACATCCAGCCTTCTCCATCACATCAAACAGCGTTGACTGCCTCTCGATCCGGATATGGATCTCCTTGAGGACCGCGCCTTCCTTGTGCATTTCGGACATATGTACTCCCCGTGGATCACTGCAAACCGGGATATATTCCAGATCCGGTTGCATCGCTGACAGAGTGCCTGCCGTCCTTTTATTGATCTCATACATCTGTTTCACCTCCTTCCGCTGCATCGTAATTTCTCTTAGTGCGGTACCAGTCTGTGGACCTTCAGGCGTTTAGCCTCTATCTTTTTCTCTGGTTCCGGCGCTGTTTCCGGCTCAGAAAGATATTCGATCAGCTTGTCCAGATTTACAAGGTACTTCTTTCCGCACATCACATGCGGAATAGTGCCATCCAGAACCATCTGGCGGATCCGGTAGCGCGTCAAGGTGGTATCCGGATCCTGCTCCTTAAAATACACCGCACATTGATCAAGTGTTCTCATTCTCGGTACCACAGTTGTTTCACCTCTCTTTTCTTTTCATGGTCGCTATCCCCTCATCGTAGTCGTCCAGGTAAATAAATACCTTGTCATTTAACCTGTTTTCAGATTTTAATAAGGATCGAAAATAAAAGACCAATAATGACGCCCAACGCACAGACAATAACCTTCATTGCCTTCAGAATTATTTCTTCCATCATTCCCTCCTGTCTTTATACCAGTACCTGCTTCACGCATAAGTACACGAGAAGCCATAAGCAGGTTCTTTCATACAGTGATATGTTCTCGCCGCCTATAGCAATTAATGTTTCAAATAAGTGAGAACATATCACTGCAACGAATATATTCAACATTGTCTTTTTCATTTGGTCTGTTCTCTCTCACCCCTTCCTGCGATTTGCTTTTCCATTCCTCGTCAGCTATAATTGTTTTATCGGCAGTGCCATGCCGAAATACATATAGGAGATCCGAATACCATGTACAATACAGAAGAAACATCCATGGGAGCCCGCCTCCCGCACACTGAACTGTCTGATTCCCAGATGGGCATACAAGCTCACGCCGGCATCCGTTTTGAACTTCCTGAGCCTCCCCGCATTTCACCAGAGAAATTGGAACGCTTGAAAACCGAATCCTTGAATAACCCAGACGCCATTCTTAATTTCTTGAAGGAGTCTGAAGCAGCGAAAGTCCAATATTACAAAGATATAACGGCCATCATGGAAAAGCAGGTAAACGCTATCAGCGATCAGGCTGATAGTGCAAAGCGCCAGGCAGAGGCACTAGCTAAACAGGTTAAAGTACAAGAAAAGCAACTTATTTTCACAAAATCTGAAGCCGAGTCATCCAAGAAAGACGCCCGGTTCGCAAGGTTCACTTCGGTTGCTGCAATCATAGTAAGTGCTGCTGCTATCGTAGTACCATTACTATTCGGATAACCAAGGCAATCACACTGAGAATCAACGCCGCCACCGACAGGATTTTCGCCTGGCGGCTTATTTGATATGCCTGGCGATACTCCTCTTCGATTTTTTTCATATCACTCTGCAGATCCTCTGCATTTTCTTTGTCCATCTCTCTCACCCCTTTCCACTATTTGCTTTTCCATTCCCCGTCAGCTATAATTGTTTTATCGGCACTGCCATGCTGAAATACAATTAAAAGGAGAATTTCTATGAGTCCATTTTCTTTTCCTACTAACCTTTTTAGCGACATGATGCAGGAATTTTCAATTGAACGAAATGGAGAAGTAATTGAAACCGCAAAAGGTTTTTTCTGTGGCCACAATTATCCCAGCACAATCCAATTTAATGAAAATATAAACATCAGAAATGGAGATTGGATAATCGATACCAAAACCGCTCAGCGCTATCATGTTATAGATGCCCAACCAAAGAAGATGAATGGTGTAATCGCTTACTGGATGGTGAAATATGAAACGGAAATTGACTATCGAAGAGCTGAGTCAATTAACCGCCAGGCAAATATAAATATCGGTACTGTATCTGGAAACTCCGTCATTGGAAACCAGGAAAATGTCATCATGAATATCGGACACAATATCGATGATATTAAAAAAATCATCGATGCCCTTCCATCTGATGAACAGGTAACAGGACAGGAATTACTATATACATTAAAATCCACCGAAGAAGCAACTCACCCGGTTCTGGTCGAGGGCGCTCTCTCAAAATTTTCGGACCTCATCAAGAAGCATTCGGACCTTCTCATTGCTGTCGGCAACTGGGCTGTTAAGCTGTTGATAGGACAGCAACGATAACTGGTCTTTGTTTGCTACGCTCCGACAAAACTCGAACAGGATCTCATTTATGACTTTCAGCTTATGAACTTCCACTTCAAGAGCTGAAAGTCTTTTTCGTAATGTCCGAGATTTTTTCTTCACTCCGCTCTCACCCCTTTCTCGTCCTTATTATAGTTGATTTTTAATCATCTTTTGTTTTAAAAAAAAGAGACTCTTTTTCTTTTAAACTCTTAATCTCCAGCAGCTCACACAACGCCGCCACTTCACTTGTCTTAAATTCCTGCTTATTGTTCA